TGATCAAGACCTCGGGTCAGACCGGCTTTGCCCCTGCTTAAGGGGCGGCTGGTCTGGATTGTGTTGCTCGCGACTTCTGTTGCGGGCAACATCATATTCCTTGTGGAGCTATCAAGATGCCAATCACGGATTCAGTGTTGGATGTTGCCCTTCCTTATTTGGAGGGCCTGGGATCTCCTTATGCTTTAGGGGTTTCATTACTCCTTCGAAGTGGACAGGAGAAGGATCTCGCGGAACTTTCTGTGGATCCTCGTCGATACATAGATAGTAAAGCCCTCGCACTCGATTGCGCTGCTGCCGCCTTCCTAAAGAAGGCGGACTTCCTTCGCCCGAAAGGGCTGGATCGCAGGGCAAATGCTCTCCAGAAATGGGAGCAGGGTGAGAGGGACTGCTTCTATGCAAACGAAAGGTTGTGTCGTTACTTACCGGAAAACCGTCTCTCCGACGACCGGGACGACCGCATCTCTTCTTTTTTGGAAGAGGTGCGTAAAATCATCCAATCGTGGATCGGGTTTGCGCCGAACAGCCTTACGGTTGGTCGGCATGGACCTGGGTCGACGTTCTCTGACAAGGGCACAATGGCCACAGTGCCTGACAAAATGTCATCAGTACCCACGCTTACACGTGAAGTAGTTTGGTACCTGCCTCAATGGCTTGGTACCCAGTGGGGCGCCGCTGTGGCGTCCCACCACGGAAAGCTATCCTTTGTGTCTGGCAACAGATACATGACTGTTCCAAAGAACGCATTGACTGATCGATCCATTGCGGTCGAACCCAGTATCAATGTATTCTACCAGCTCGGCCTTGGCCGGGAACTGCGAACTCGCCTCAAAAAGGCGACTGGTTGGGACTTGGATAGAGCTCAGGAGATTCACAGGCGGGTTGCCTGCGAGTCCTCTGTGTCGCGAGAGTTTGCTACTCTCGACCTTTCAAACGCTAGCGATACCGTATCAACGACTCTTGTAAAGTTGTTGATACCGCCACAGTGGCATTTTTGCCTTTCATCATTGAGGAGTCCTAAGACTCTGATTGATGGAAAGTGGCGCGTGCTTGAGAAATTCTCAAGCATGGGTAACGGCTACACATTCGAGCTCGAAACTATCCTGTTCGCTGGAG